TACAATTCTACCTTTGAAGAAAAGTAATTGTAGTTAGGATTGTATGTATTTGATGAATATGGTTTTACTCCGTGTAGTCGAGTAAACCTGTCGGTATATCTCGAATTGTGCGGATTACCCATTGACTGTAAATGGTCATTGTCAATAACTCGTAGTTTATCTTTACCAACTTTACGAACAATTACGTTGTTGTTAAAGAGACGTTTAAGACGACCAAATAATGTTTTTTCTGCCATAATTTAATTAAGTGATTTTAAATAAATATCAATCTTTATAATAACCAGCGTAAATCTTCATCATGACCTTGCCCATTATGTCCTGTATTCATAGACCATCCTACATCACTACGATACCCTGTTGAAAATGCTCCAGCTCCTTTACTAAAATGATCTAAAGTTTTTCTATTCAAATCCATTCCTTGTTGACGAAGTTTCAATGCTGTATCTCTAATCCAAAGCGTAATACAAAATGCCATGGTTAAATCGTCATTATACCCTCTCTGTGCCTCTGCTCGAGCTCCGTTCCAAATAAATACAAAAAGTTCTTCTATAAGCCTTTTGCTACGAATTACTGGAATTCGCTCTCTCATATAAGTATCTAATTTTGATATCACTAATGGCCTTGTTCTAGAAGAAGTTGTAAATCCAGGAGTCATTTGAGATGTATCTTTTAAATCTACATATCGAGCAAGTTGCTGGGAGACATCTGATACCCCACCGTCTTTAGGAGAATAGTAGATATTTTTATATTGTCTATCTATTGCTACCTGAATAGATGCCCACCCAACATTTGCATTTTCAATTACTAATAATGCATCATTATATTCTGTTGCTACATTTACTAAAAGATTACCGTAATCCTTAGTACTCATCTGTCCTTTATATTCTGCTACCTGAGTAACTGACTCTACATCTAATACGTGGAATGCAGAATAATCTCCTCCATCTCCACGAGCAACGTCAGCTACTACAATGTAATCTCTTGTGTAATCAGGCTGCTCCCATATCCATAAATTACCATCTATACCTCGTTTTTCTATAGGCTCTTGAATAGTAGTTTGGTTATACCATTGTAATAGCGCTCCTTCAATTACAGTAGCACCAGATGATATAAAGTCACAATCACATTCTTGAGCAGCTCCTTTTGGACCTAATAAACCATCTTGTTTATCGCGCCAAGTTTGGTCTCTATCAGGATGCACAGACCAATGTAGTCTAATTGTGTTAAATTGGTTAGAGCCTTCTTCAGCACCTACCCATGTTTTGTGAAAGAAATTACCAGTACCGTTAGGCGTTGATAATATAATAGCTCCTCCTCCTGTCGCTAGGGTTTGTTGAGCTGATATCCAAATTTCTTCTACATTAGAAATAAAAGCTGCCTCGTCTATTATCAATAAAGACAATGCTTCAGAACGACCAGAGTCCCCTGATGATGAAGTTGCTTTAATTTGAGAACCATTATTTAATCTTAATGATAATTTATTATCTTCCGTAGCTGGTAATTTTAACCATGAAGGTAAATTTTCATACATTACCTTTACTTTTAATACTAAGTTTTTAGCAACCTCTTGTTTAGTTGCAATAACTAGAATATTTTTATCGCCAAAGAAAGTCATTAGCCATAAAGCATATCCCGCAGATAAAGTTGAAATACCTAACTGCCTAGACTTTAAAATTACATTATAATCAAAATCTCTTAAATCACGTAACGCGTCTTCTTGAAATGGATATAAGTGAAAAGGAATTTTACCTTTTTGTGGATGTTGAATCTGACAATACTTCTTCATGAAGTGTACTGGATCTAACAAGCACTTTTTATATTCTTCCTTAATAATATCTTTTAAAGACTTATTTGTATTTGACATAAATTTTTATTTTACAAATAGGTAGAGCGAAGTTGCAATTCCTACAAATGTACCTACTTTATAAAGGAAAGTTTTAGTTCTTTGACCTTTAAGTTCTTTATGTAAACTGTTTGTTAGTTCTTCTGACACTTTTAATTGTGCGTCTTTTTGACCTATGATAAATTGATTATTTTTATCTTTGGTTTCTAATAAAGAAATAATTGTATCTTTTTGAACTTCTCTAGCCTCAACTTTAGTTAGCTTTAATTGAGTTAATGATAACTCTTGTTTACATCCGTCAAACCTTAATAAGTCTTGATAGATTAATCTAGCCGTTTTAGTTGGAAGTACTACTTTGGTTGTATCTTGCTGCGAATAACTGCTCAAGCTCAACATTACCAAAGTTATTAGCATTATTAACTTTTTCATTTGTTTGTTCTTTTACGATTGTTAAATTATTATCAATATGATGAATTTCTTTAGTAATATTGGTAACATTTTCTTTTACCTCCATTACTTTATCATCGATTTGGTTATTTACTACTTGAGCCGAATCTACTTTAGTTTGTATCGAATCAATTTTGTCCTTATAACCTTGGACATCTGTCTTTATACTGTTAGATGTAAAGATATTGTACCCTATTAATAGGATAGCAATAACTAACAGTATGTCTTGTTTGTTGAAATTTGTGTTCATAGTTTACTGCCTTTTTATTTAATATAAATATAAAAGACAGTAATAACTAAGATATAGACGCGTTCGGAGAAGGTGCTACGGTTGCTCCTGGGCCAGGAGGTGCTCCAGCTACTACTAGTTGACCTGGAGGTATTGTAATTTTAGCTGACTTAATATATTCATCGATAGCAGTTGCTAAATCAGCAGCTAGCTGTGCTTGTGCAGAGGCTAAATTAGCTGACGGAGCTGATTGCTTTTGAAATGCTGCTAAAATTGCAGATTGCAAAACTGGTTTTTGTAAAGGCATATTTTATTTTTTATCTTTAATTGGACCGCCGGTTATCCAAGCATTACATGTTCTAGAACCTGCACACTTAAATTTGTGCATTGTACAATATCCTAATTTTCCAGCTTCTATTGTATCCCAAGCGTCTTTATCTGCTCCTTCTGTATCGTCTAATTCTGGATCTAGAGCAGGTGCTTGCATTTGCATTTGCATATCTTCACCTTCTTGTACTGGTACCTCGTCTGGCACTACATCAGATGCTAATGGCTTTTCAATGCAACTTAATATTCTAGAAGTTACATTAAATGCTGCGCATGAATTACATCTTGCAGATTTAGCTTCTTCAATGGTTTCTGATTTCCATAAAGCTTGCTTCGCTTTCCAAAATTTTACATTTGGATTATTAGGATTCAAAGGACCATATCCATATTTTTCAATAGCTATTTGTCTGTGCTCTAAATTCACTTCTACATTTTGAGTAGCTACTGGACACTTTGGAGCTTCTCCTTCGGCTTCTTTTAATATGTCTTTTAATTTGATCATTCTATTTTATTTTAACTTGTAAAGTATTTCCTTCTGTATTTGTTACTGTTGCTAGCGGGAAGGCATGCTCTATATATCTAAGATATAAACCACCTCTTGTAAGACTTGTAGGCGTAAATACTAGCATTTCAACTTCAGGATGTTTTTTTAAATACGTTTTTACTATATCTACTACTGTCGACATAATTCTATAAAGCTCTCCTTTATTCGTATTTACTGTAAAATCTTCCTTGTTTGGATCTTCTTCATCTACTGGGTAAAAGCTTATATCTAATTTGTTCTTTTCGTCTGTGTCTTGTACTAATTCTACAGTGTACATAGTACCTTTATCTGTAGTAAACCCATTTACTTGCGTATCTCCAGCACCGCTGTAAAGATCGTATTTATAAGGTTTAGACGTAGCTTCTCCTACTTCGTTTAACAAATCAACTAATTTTATCATTTTATTTTTATAAAAGATTCTTTAAGCATAGTGTCTAATTTTTTATTAACACTTTCAACTTTTAATTTAGATTTAACGTCAGCACTATATGGGCCTGTATAATCTATAGTTCCATTTTGAATATCTTTAGCTACTTTAGCTACCTCGTCAGCATCTACTACTGGCATATCAATTCTTTCCGGAGCTCCTGGCATTATATTTTTAGGTAAATTATCTGCATTTTTCATCATAATTTCTTTACCTTTGTCAAAATTGCCTTTTCCTATTTCAGAAACTGCTTTAACTACTTCTTCTGCAGTATTATTACCATCGCCTTTCTTTGCAAATATATCAATAACTTTACCAATAGTATTTCCCGTAAAATTTTTAATGTTACCACTTCCAGGATTTCCACTTCTTCCTTTTGCAGCTGTAATTACATTTAATACAGACACTAATTTTTGAGCAGGCAAATTAATAAAAGTAATATCGACATTAGCTTTTGGGTCTGCTAACATAGTAGCTGCCCATCTATGATGTCCGTCCATTATATAGCTATCGCTAGAAGCTATTGCTCCTAAATCTCCGCCTATAGTTTTAAACATTCCTTTTTTAAGAATCATACTAACTGACATACCAACAGCTTTTTCAGGTATGATTTCAGTTTGAGAAGCTTTTAAAGTAGCAGCTGGTACAGATGTTTTTTTAAATTTCGCAGTGTCGTCTTTTGTATCATTGTCTTTCTGACCAGCATCAATAGCTGATTGAGCAGCTGCTTTAGGTATTTTAGATAAAGGTATTGGACCTTTCGCGCCTAATACAGTATCATCTTCTTTTAAAATTCCAGCTAATTTTTGTAATCTAGAAGCTTCTATAATTAAATTCATTTTCATATTTACCAAGCTCTACAAGACCAATATCTAGCTTTCCAGCGTGGTCCAGGGTTTTCACAATTGTGTCTAGCTCTAAAAGATTTTCTTCGAGCAGGATTATTTTTTTTAATTTTCATTCCAGGTTCTCCGAAGCCTACTTTAACGACATTACCTTTGTCATTTGTAACATAAACTGCTCGCTTTCTAGGACCTCCTGGAGTATAAAATGGCTTTCCTAATTTTACTTTTCTGCCTTGATATTCGCCTTCTTCTATTTGATCAATTTCGCAGAGTGCTTCTTTTTTTTTAGATTCTTGAAGTCCTGATTGAACTATATTATATACTTCATTATTACCTTTGTAAAATAATAACAAATCTTTTAAAAGACTTTTATAAGAAGCGTATGGATCTAATCTAGCAATATTAATAAAGTCAGTTACTTGTTGAACAACTCTAGCACTTTTAACTGAAGATTTAATAGTACCTAAAAATGAATCTACTTTTGTAGACTCTGCAGTTGCCATTTCTGTTACCCTACCTTTTTTTTTGAAAGATTCTTTTATATTTTCTGGGTTTTTAGGTAGTTTTGCTAACTTATCATATTCAGCAGTATTAATACCTTTTTGAAGTTTTTTATCTCCAAATGCAGCTAACTCTAAATCTTTTTCTGTTGGCATTGCAGCTACGTCTTCATTTTCTACCCAACCAGAATTTAACATAGCACGGTTCATAGCCTGGGCTACATCACCTTCTTCCATATCCGGAAATGCTTCAAATCCTAATTCATAAAACGAATCCCAATCATCATCATCAGATAATTTTTCTAATTTAGATTTGTTCTTTTTGAAAAAAGCTTCTATTGTATCTTGAACTGATATTGGAGCTTTATCTTCTTCTTCTTTTAAATTTAAAAGACTTTTTAATTTTATCATGGTTATTAATTTTGTAAATGGTTCATTAATACTCCACCAATTGATGTAGCATAGTTTAGTAAGTGATTAACTGATTCTATATCTAATTTAGTTTTTCTTTTTGTAAAATCCAATCCTAAAGTACCTATAAACTTACCGTCTATTGTTTTAATTGCAAACAAATATCCCGACTTGCATCCATTATCATCTGCTATATATTTTAATCCAAAAGTAGCTATTGTTTCATCTTTGAAATCTGCAATACTAATAATGTCATTTTCTAATAATTCATTTACCGACTTTGAAAAAAGTGCTACAGGAATATTTTGAAAATTTGCTTGCACAGAAGTTGTACCTGTTTTAACTGTTTCGTAAAGTAAACTAAATTTTGCTATTGATTTACCTGTTGGATAAAAATGACCTCCATTGTGAAATTGCGAAACCCAAACTCTGTCAGCTCCAAATTCTTCTTTTATATGATCAATCTTTGCGGATACCAATGCTGACACTTCTATAGCTTCTTTAACCATATCAGCAGGTTTTTTCTTACTGTCTAAATAATTTTTAACAAACATTAATATTAAAGGTCCTGCGACCCCTGTTAAAAATGCAGCTACGATAGTGCCTACTTGTGTCATTAGCTCTTTAATTT